TGGCAGAAGATCAACGCGCAGTACAAGGAAGCCGCGAACGCTCAGCGCACTTCGCTGCAGGCCGCTGCGGGTGACGTCCTCACGACCGACACGCCCGGTTTGCTTCCGGTGCCGGTTCTCGGACCGCTGGTGCAGGACCTGAACTTTGTGCGCCCGGCCGTGAACGCGATCGGCGCACGCGCCTACCCGGACGGTGGCGCATCGAAGACATTCGTGCGGCCGACGATCACGACCCATACCAGCGTTGGCACGCAGTCCACCGAACTTTCGGCCGTCAGCGCGCAGACAATGGTCATCGCGTCGAACAGCGTGTCGAAGACCACGCTCGCTGGCCAGGTCACGCTGTCCGTTCAGGACATTGACTTCACCTCACCTGCAGCCATGCAGCTGATTTTGAACGACCTCATCGGCGAGTATCTCATCAGCTCGGACAACTTCTGCGCTGATGCGCTCTTGACCGCGGCCAACGCAAGTGGCGTTTGGGACGGCACGACCGCAGACCTGATGAAGTCGATCTACGACGCCGCCGTTGACGTCTCGAACAACCGCAACTACATGCCCACCCACATGTTTGTTTCGCCGGACGTTTGGGGCCAGATGGGCCAGCTGGTCGACAGCTCAAACCGCCCGGTGTTCCCGTTCATCGGCGCTGGCCTCGCCGGTTTCAACTCGATTGGCTCCTACGCGGCAAACACGTGGGATTCCACCCCGCTTGGTTTGCAGCTCGTGGTCGACAGCAACTTCGCTGCCAAGACCATGATCATCACCCGCGTGGGCACCGGCGTCGGCGACGCGTTCGAATTCTACGAACAACAGCGCGGCATTATGTCGATCGAAAAGCCGGACGTTCTCGGCCGCACCATGTCGTACCACGGTTACGTGTCGACGTTCGCGGCAATCGGCGGAATGATTCGCAAGATCACCCAGGCGTAACCCGAAAGGCAGGCCGCAATGGCCGTCTACTCGGTCACATTCAAACAACGCCAAGACAACTACGGCGTCGTTCAAACGCTTGTCAACACGCAAATCGAGGTGGGCCAGTCAATCACGCTGGCTGGTATCGGGTCGGGCCTGGACGGGACTTTTACCGTCCTAGCCCAACCCACCCACCAATTCGTTGGTGTCGACACGGACGGCGAACTGTTATTCGACTTTGACGTACCGTTCCCCAACCAACTGTTGTTTTACGACACCGGGGACAACCTGCAACGCGTGTCGATCATTCCCCCCGGCACCTGCACCTGGGCGCCCACCTGCACGTGGATTACCGCACAAAACATTCTGGACTGGCTCGGCATCGCCGTAGCGACCGCCGCCGACCAGGCGTTTGTCACCCAATGCGCCGCGGCCGCTAACGCGTTCTGTTACCGCCGCCGCCAGGAAGCCGGCTATCTGCAAGACAGCCTGACCACGGCCCCATCTAGTGACGTTTCCCTAGGCGTTATCCAATATGGCGGCATGTTGTACCGTCAGCGCGGCAGCATCGATTCCTTTGCCCAGTTTGACACCAACGCCATGAACCCCGTAACGGGCCTGTCAGGCGTGATCAAACAGCTGTTGGGCATTGACCGCCCCCAGGTGGCGTAATGGCCGTAGCGGCCTACACAGACCTGTTCAACGAAACGTTGGACGACCTGGCCGCCAAGATCGGCACCCTTACCGGGCTGCCGGTAGTGAACGACCCGCGCAACCTGCAGCCGCCCTGCGTGTTCATCGACGCACCCAGGTTCACCGCCTGGTCATCAGCGATCGCCAAAATGGAATTCCCTGTCCGGGTGATCAGCCTCGGCCCAAACAATTTGGACGCCCAGCGAAACCTTCTCAACATGGCGGCCCTACTTCTCACGGCCGGTATCGGCGTCACGGACGGCCGGCCCACCGTGGCAATCATCGGCGGCGTCGAATTACCCGCCTATGATTTGAACGTGTTCATTCAGGCCCAGGCATAAGGCAGGCACAAATGGCAATCATCATCAGCCCACGCGTCGGCACACCCGGCGAAGAATTCGACGAAGCCAAGGCCGCGGCCGAAGGCGTCAACGTTCAGGCGTTGATCGACGGTGGTTTCATTTCCACCAGCAAGCCGTCCCGATCTGGTAAAAACAAAGACAGCAACAGCGAACAGGAGTAACCCAGCATGGCCACTTCGACAGTCCTCTCGAATCCAGTCGTCACCGTGAACAGCGTCGACATTACCGATCAGGTCACTAGCGCCGTCTTCCATCAGATGATCACGCAGCTGCGCGCAACCGCGTTCGGCGATTCTGCCGAGAAGTACACGGCCGGTTTGGGCGACCACTCGCTCGAACTCGAGGTGTACCAGTCGTTCGCCGCGACCGAAACCTGGGTAACCCTGAAGGCCCTGGTCGGCACGACGACCACCGTTAAGGTGAAGGCCGCCAGCGGTGCCGTTAGCGCCACTAACCCTGAACTGGTTTTGACCGGCGCTTACCTTGCCGAGCTGCCGACGAATTTTGCCCTGGGTGAATTGACGACTGCCAGCGTGGTTTTCAGCGGCGGAACGTATTCCGAAGTCACCAGCGCCTAACAGCGCCTGAAAGAAAGTAGCCCGACATGCGTCTAACTTTGCGCTATGACCGCGAAGGCCAAAGCCACGAAGTGACAACCAGCCTTGCGGTGATCGTCGCCTGGGAACGCAAGTTCCGAGCGAAGGCCGCGCAACTCGCCAGCCAGATTGGCGCCGAAGACCTTCTGTTTCTGGCGTTCGAAGCGTCCAAGCGTTCCGGCGTTGTGGTCCCGGCTGACTTTGATCGGTTCGTGGACAGCGTGACCGACATTGAAGTAGTCGACAAGGAACAGGAAAACCCTACCCCCGCGGCACCGTCCGACGATCACTAGCCGAACTACTAGTAACCGTTGGGTGGTGGCCGCCCGAAGTAGTGTTCGACGTCAAAGACCTGAACACGGTCGCCGAAGTCATGAAAGACAGGGAACGTGGCCGCCGTTAGTACCTTCGAGATTTACGGAATCCAAGAGGCCCTGAAGGCGCTGAACGACTTGGACCGCACGCTACGCCGGCAAATCACCAAAGACATTCAGGGCGGCGCAGGCCGCGCCCTGCAAACTGCGGCCCGAGCAATGGTGCCCACGAAACCGCCGCTATCCGGCATGGGCAAATCGCCGCTAATTGGCGGCCGGGAGACAACTCAATGGGACCGCAACCAGGTGTTGCGCGGTATCCGCACGATCGTGGGCCAGCGTGCCCGGCCACCCAAAACGATTACGTTCAGCAACGGCCGCACCGTCAAGTTCGAAGGCACCCCTTATCAGCTGTTAGTGCTGCAACAGAAAGACGCAGCCGGCGCTATCTGGGACCATTCGGGTATCAGGAACGCCACCGGGGTGTTTGTGCAGAACCTGATCACGGAAGGCGACCACATCGGCCCCGCCGAAGCACCCCGAGCGCTGCAACCGTCAGCCGAAAAGGTAACCCCCACGGTCGAAGACGAAGTGCGTAAAATCGTGGAAGACGTAATGCGCATAGTCAACCGAAAACTGGTGTAACCGTGGCAATCAACATCCCCATTTTTTCAAGCCTGGACACCAAAGGGTTCGACCGCGCCAAAAAAGAATTCAAGTCCCTGGAAGGGTTCGGGGCGAAGGCCGGCTACATCGTCAAGAACGCTATGTTGCCGATTGCGGCCGCCGCGGGTGGTGTCGCTGCCGGGCTGACGTTGGCGGCCAAGGCCGCGGCCGAAGACGAAAAAAGCCAAGCCATGTTGGAAGGCCAGCTGCGCCGGTCGATCGGCGCGACCGAAGCCCAGATCGCGGCGGTCGGTTCCTACGTAGACAAAACCCAACTAGCCCTAGGCGTCACCGACACAATGGTGCGCAGCGGCCTCGGGACTCTTATCCGGGCAACGAAAGACACAGCCAAAGCGCAAGAGCTAATGAACCTTGCGTTGGACATATCCGCAGCGACCGGCAAAGACGCCGAAACCGTAGCGTTGGCATTGGCTCGAGGCTACGGCGGCCAGTTGACGAGTCTCAAAAAACTGGGTGTGCCGCTCGATGAGAACACGCTAAAAACCAAGGATTTCACCAAAGCAACGCAGGAACTTAGCGCCATGTTCGGCGGCCAGGCTGAACGTAACGCGAACACTTTCGAAGGCCGCCTGCAACGTCTCCGTCTTCGGTTCGACGAAATGGTCGAAACGATCGGGTACAAGGTGCTGCCGTTTTTTACGGACCTGGTTACCAAGATCACCGACCTGGTGGACGCGTTCGGCGAACAAGGCGCGGCCGGTGCGATACGCGTGTTGCGTGTCCAGTTGCAGAACTTGGCTCGGTCGAATGACGGGACCATAAACAGTTTCGGGACTCTGATCAATGCGCTGGTCACGGTGCGGAACGCGGTCGCCACCGTCCTAAACGCGTTTATTCGTTTGTATAACGTCATTCCGATTCTGGACGACATACCGACGATTAACAAGCTCGAGCAACTTGGCACCAACATTGGCGATTTCTACAAGGCGTTTAGCGGCGCCACCCAGGCGGCCGAAGCGCAACGCAAACTCAACACGTACATGGGTCCGGTGGCGTCGCGCAACGTCGAAGAACTAGGCAAGTTCCAGGACGCCTACCGGGGCAGCCTTATCGGTACGGCCGACGCCGAGGAAGACGTAGCCGCGGCCAGCGGCGGCGGCACAAAGAAAATCAAAGAGAAAACCAAAGCGTTGCAGGACGCCAAAAAGGCAACCGACGACTACGCCAAAGCGCTCGAGGGTGCCATTGAAGGCGTGCGCGATCAGTTCTCCCCGGCGCTCAAAGAGGCCAACGATCGGCTCACCGCGTCGCAACGCGTCTACAACGATTTCTACGAAGGAATCCAAAAAGGCATTACCGCCGTGTTCGACATTGGCGGCGCATGGCGCGAAGCGGCCGACAGCGAAGGCGCCAAAACATTCTTCGGGGTATTGGGCGACCAGGCAGACAAAGCACGCCGCCTAGCCGCGTCGCTCGAAACACTCATAACCCGCGGCCTGGACGACCCGACCATGCTGCAAGCAATCCTGAACCAGGGCGCAGACACCGGGCTCGCAATCGCCGACAGCATCATTGCCGGTGGCGACGACGCACTAAAGCAACTCAAAGGCTGGTCCAACACGGTCGGCATGGCCGCCGACCAAATCGCCAAACTGTCGGCCGACAAATGGTTCCAGTCCGGCGTCGACCAGGCGCAAGCCGTGGTGAACGGAATCAACAGCCTGATCGGCGACACCGAATTCGCCCTGAAATTTGTGGTCACGATCGACGGCGCCAACCAGCTCGGCGCCATGTTCGGCAGCAACGCGGCCACGATCATGAGCGGCGGCACAGCTGCACCCATGTTCAACCCGGCAGATTTCTCCGCGGCGGCCTTCATGGCGTTGGGTCAACCCGCGGGTGGTGGCGGCCAGGTGCGTACCTCGAGCGTAAATATCAATGTCAATGGCGGCGACCCGAACGCGGTCGTTAGCGCCCTGCGAACCTACATGAGGCAAAACGGTTCAGTCCCGATTCGGGTGGGGAACGCGTACTAATGGGCGCACCAGGCGTTTACGGTGTCTACTACGACGCGGCGTTCCCGACTGGGCCGTTCGTGCAGCTGTCAAACGTTCAACAGATCGACATTCGCGTGGGGCGCGTTTCCCAACTAGACGCCTATAACGCGTCGACTGCCCGAATCATTGCCCGGTATCCGTCCGGGTACGCGTCGCCGATCACCGCCCTAGTGCCCGGAACCGCGATCATGGTCACTAGCCCGAACCTGACGACCTACCCCTACGCCCTCTATTTGGGCCGTATTCAAGACGTTTCGGTGCAGTACGGAATCCCGTATGTCAGCAACGTGGGAAACGCCGACTACATAGAAATAACCGTCGAAGGCGGGTTCGCGGAAATAGCGCGCATGTCCGGCCGTAACTATTCGCTAGCGGCCGGCACCCTGAACGATCAAGTCATAACCATGAACACCCAAACCGGGTCAACCGCAGGCACATGGGGCGCCGGGCCACAAATGGCGGCCACTACCATCACGGGCACATGGGGCGACTGGTTGAACAGCGCGTTGGTGTCGATCAACGGACGCATGGCCGACTTCACAGGCATTGGCGGCATCTCGGTGCGGCCCTACTATTCGCTCGGGACTTGCACCGTCAATTTCTCCGACACGGCGAACAACGCCACAAACCAGGTCTACGACAACATTCGTTTCGACGCCCTAGCCGACAACTACTACACCCAGGTGACCGTCGACCCCGAATCTTACAGCGCCCAGACAGCCACGAAAGCCGGCGCCACCGCCCCCTACCGAACGCTCACGATGAACACGCTGAATTCGTCGGCGGCCCAAGCGCTCGACTACGCCACGTTCCTTTTGAGCCAATACCAGACGCAAGAGTTTGCTATTTCTCAGGTGTCGTGCAGCGCAGAATCCCAAGCATCGTTTCAGCTCGACAAACTTGGTCTCAGCGGCATGCAAGAGTGCATCGGCGCCAAAGTCAATGTGGCGTTTCGTGGCACTACTTACACATGCCTAATCGAGGGTGTCAGCGTCAATGCGACACCCGAGGGCGCCCGGTACACGTTCGACCTATCTGGCGCCGACCTGAACAACTATCTAGTCCTGAACGACGCCGTTTTTGGCCAACTAAACAACAACAAACTGGGGTACTAATGGCAATCAAAACATTCACAACCGGCGAAGTCCTCACCGCGGCCGACACCAACACCTACCTAAACAACGGCGGCCTCGTTTATATAACCCAAGCAAATGTCGGTACCGGGGTCGCCTCTGTCACCGTAAATAATTGTTTCAGT